AAGTTTTTTGAAGACTTGCGTATGCAAGCCAAACAAGGTCTTGCTCAAATGGAAAAGGATGGTCGTATAGGAGGTGAACCTGTTGCAGTTGCTACACTAGAAGTACAGGCTGACGCTGACCAATTAGACCCTGAGGATGAGAAGAAACTACGAGAGATGATGGGAGTAAACAAGGGTGGTGTGATACACGCTGCCGAGGGTGTTCTTACAGAAAAAGATATACAGGCTGATGCTGTGGCTAAATCTGCTAATCCACTTGGAGACTATGGATTCGTTGGGGGTAGTTTAGGTTTTCCATCACGAGCCGTGCCAACACAGAAAACATTTTATCATCCAGATGGTATGACTTATGTTGTGCGTTACAATGCTGATGGTTCTCTAGTTAACCCTAATGACGCAATGTATACAGAGTCACCGTGGTCAGAAACTCCTCCTAACGTACAAGAAGTAATGACAGGCACAGGAGGTGGTGGATTTGATGATAGGGAAGAGTCTTCCAATAGAGAAAGAGAGTCCTCTGTATCACAGACTACTCAGGCATTTACTGATATGGAAAAAGCAAGAGTTGATGCAAATAAAGCTGTAGAAGAATCTTATAAACGCTTAATGAAAAATAATAAAAATTTAAAGTTAAGTGAAAATGAGTATAGAAATTTACCACTGTCTGCAAAGATTGGGTTGATTCCTGCAGAACTTGGTCTTGATGTAAAAGATGCAGATATTAATAAGATAATAGCTAATGCTAATAATCCTACAGGACTAAGTAAATTAATATCAGCTTTAGGTGGTGGAGTAGTGGGCGCAGTAGCCAATGCAGCAAAACAAATATTTAAAGGTATGGGAGAAGCACTAAACTTTGAAAGTGCTGACCGAACAGTTCAACAAGTAATAGATTCTGACTCAGACAGTTTAATGAATAGGGTGGACAGATTCTTGTTGGGTATCAGAAAAGATAATAAAATACAAACTCCACAAGGTCCTGTTGATATTAACTCTTCAGAGGGTAAAGCAGCAATAGGAAGAATAGAAGAAAACAGAAAAAGAGTTAGAGATAATGCTCTAAAAACTCATTTAAAAGAAGTAGAGAATCTACAAGTTGACCTACAACGAGCAGAAGAGTCAGCAGGTCAAGGTGATTTAGATACTGTGGCACAGAATGTAGCCTTTGACCAACAGATGCAGGAAGCTCAAGCCATAGCACGAGGAACACCTAGAAGCAGTGGTAGTACACAACGTACCTCAAATGATTTTGGTGCTTCTGGGTATGCTAATGAGTTTACTGGTTTAGGTGGTGGTAATAGACCCATAGGCTCAGGACCTAGTATACCTGACGCATCAGGTAACTTTGTTCCATTTGAAAAAGGTGGACTAGCATCTAAACCCAAAGCTAAAGCAAAACGAAAAAAGAATACTAAAGGATTAGGCACTAAACCTAAGGCTACTTGACAATCATGTCAACCCCAATAACAGGAGAAAAATATGCCAGAATTAGAAACAGTAGAACCACAGAAGACTGCAGGATTTGTAAGTCGGTCTCGTTCAAAGTACAAGGACAAGATTGCTAGGGACGAGCAGGAACTCAAAGAACTCCTTGCCCAGAGGGAAGGAGAAGGGGTTCAGGAAAACCCTGAGGAGAGCCAAGATGTATCTCCTCCTGAAGAGGGAAAGGAAGCAGAGGTATCTGACGAGACTCTTAGCAAGGAGGAAAAATCTTTCAAGACGAGATATGGGGATGTTAGAAGACATCTTGCGACTAAGGAGAAAGAGTATACCGCTAGAATAAAAGAGTTAGAGGATAAACTATCTGATACTAAAAAGCTTGTACCACCTAAGTCCGATGAGGATATTGCGTCTTGGGCAGAGAAATATCCTGATGTTGCAGGTATTGTAGAAACAATAGCCGAGAAAAAAGCTAAACAAATGTTTGATAAGGCTAATATTCAAATAGAGGAACTTAGCAAAGCTCGGCAGGAAACAACTCGTAGGACAGCCGAAAACGAAATCAAAGAGGTACACAAAGACTTTGACAAGTTGCGTGACTCCGATGATTTTCATGAGTGGGTAGAAGAGCAACCTAAATGGGTGCAGAATGCTCTCTATGAGAATACAGATGATGCCAAATCTGTTATCCGTGTTATTGATTTATATAAAGTAGACAAGGGTTTAACAGCAGGTGACAAAAAGAATAAGAGAAAAGCTGCGGCTTCTCTTGTAAACAAAACGTCTAAGACGGAAGTAGATGCTGAGGAATTAGCAGATACTATAAAGGAATCTGATGTAGAGAGGATGAGTGACACAGATTACGCTAGGAATGCTGAGAAAATAAACACAGCAATCCGTTCTGGTAAATTTATCTACGATGTATCAGGAAATAGAAGATAAAGTGTTGACAAACAACATTTTATTAATATAACTACGACCAAGACATAAAGCCTCTTTTTGACTACCTTTATGTTTAATCGAATAGTAAAGTTTAAACGAGTATAGACTACTTATATAATTATAGACCCATAGATTACAAAGTTAGCCACGGAGTAATCATATGCACTCTAGAACGTATAACCTCTTCCTGCGATGTTTAGCTTTTAATTAAGCCAAATTATAGGAGGATTTACTATGGCTTTTACAACCGCTGCAGGTTATGGCAATTTACCTAATGGTAATTTTTCGCCAATAATCTACTCCAAACAGGTACAGCTTGCATTCCGTAAGTCAACTGTTGTTGGAGATATAACAAACTCTGACTATTTCGGAGAAATTGCTAATCAGGGCGATACCGTCAGGATTATCAAAGAGCCTGAAATTTCAGTTAAGGCTTATGCTCGTGGCACACAAGTTACAGCACAGGACCTTGATGACGAGGACTTTACACTTACTGTGGACAAGTCTAACTACTATGCTTTCAAAATGGATGACATTGAGGAAGCACATAGTCATGTCAACTTTATGCAACTTGCAACTGATAGAGCTGCATACAGACTCGCTGACCAGTATGACCAAGAAGTTCTTGGCTATATGGCAGGTTATAAGCAGTCAGCATTACACGCTAATGCAGGTGCTGTTAATGATGCAGTTAATGGGTCTGTGGCTGTTTCTACTGCAGGGACAGATGAACTTCTTTCTTCAATGAAGATAATCAAAAGTTCTTTTGCAAGCATAACAACTTCATCAGCAGGAGACCACTCAATTCCTGTTGCAAACCTAGCTCCGGGTGCAACTGCTGTTTCTACAGCTGCTGTTACTCCAATGGTAATCATCAACAGAATGGCTAGACTGTTAAATCAACAACAAGTTGATACACAGGATAGATGGTTGGTTGTTGACCCTGTATTCATGGAGTTACTTGGTGATGAAAACTCTAAGTTGGTAAATGCTGACTTCAACGCAGCTGAACTTAAAAATGGTCTTGCCTTAACTAACTTGGCAGGTTTTAGACTATACGTGTCTAGCAACCTACCTTCAGTTGGTGGTGGACCGGGAACATCTGGAACTGCAAACCAAAACACTGACTACGGTGCTATTGTTGCAGGTCATGGTTCTGCTGTTGCGACTGCTGAACAACTTAGTAAAACTGAAACCTACCGTGACCCTGACAGCTTTGCTGACATTGTTCGTGGTATGCACCTATACGGCAGAAAGATACTTCGACCAGAAGCTATCGTAACTGCTAAATATAACGCAGCTTAGGGAGGATTAGGAAATGGCTACAATTACAGCAACTCTTGCTAATACTCACGGCTCTTCTGCCAGAGGTAGGCAACCATACTATGTGCAACAAATCGTTGACCTAACAGCTAACAGCATTAATCCTAACGGTGATGTAGTGCAGTGTCTCACTGTACCTGCTAACACTAAAATTATTGCTGCAGGTTTTCAGGTTACTGCAAGTGCAACGCAAAATACTGGTACTGACGCAACAGCCATTCTTGGAACTGCTGTGGATGACAACGAGTATGTTGCAGCATTTGACATTGATGGTGCATCTGATGGAGCTTATGCTCCATGTGCTACCCCTGCAGGTGAAGTAGTTATTACTTCTGCAGACACTTTAGATTTAACAC